ACACAAAAGACAAAGAGAGAGTGGTGGGTTGAAGGCAAATTTAATAATTAACAACTAACCATAAAGGAAATATAATAACATGGCAGACGAAACAACCAGTTCTACACTAGCAGAACTATACACAGACGTTATACAAGAAGCGATCTTCAATTTTCAAGAAACTTCAGTAATGCGTCCGCTAGTAACAACTTACAATATAACAGGACAAGGTAAAACTGTTCAAGTACCAGTTTACCCAGCAATTTCTGCGGCGGCTGTTGCAGAAGGAACTGACCTTGCAAACACAGCGATTGACCCTACAGCAGTAGATATTACTGCAAGTGAGATCGGTGTAATGACTACACTTACAGACTTAGGTAGAGATTCTGCTCAAAGAAATGTAGGTTCAGACATTGGTAAATTATTTGGAGATGGTTTAGCTAAAAAAGTTGATTCTGATTTAGCGGCTTTATTTACTTCATTTACTGCGGCACTTGGTGCGGCGGGAACTGAATTAACTCCTGAACTTTTATTCCAAGCACAAGCAACTTTAAGAGCATTGAATGTACCAGCACCTTATTATGGTGTATTCAACCCTAAAGCTGTTTTCAACTTGAAGAAAGTTCTAACTAATGCTGGATACAGCACAGGTGCAAATGCAATTTCTGATAAAGGAAACCAAGCATTGAATGATGGCTTCGTTGGAAGAATAGCTGGAATTGATGTATTTGAAAATGCAAACATAGCTATTGATGGTTCTGATGATTCAGTTGGTGCAGTATTCCACCCAGCATCAATCGGTCTAGCAATGAAATCTGATGTGAAAATTGAAACTCAAAGAGATGCTTCAATTAGAGGAACAGAGATCGTAGCTTCTATGACAGTCGGTTCAGCGATTGTTAAGAATGACTTTGGTGTTAAAATCACTGTAGACTCTGCATTTTAATTAATGCTAATAATGGTGGGGAGTAAAATCCCCACCTTTTAATAAGGAATTCAAATGGCAAATTTTAGTACAGACACAGATTTACAATTTTACCAACCTGATATTTTAGAGTTTGGTATTACAAGTTTTACTTCTCCTAACGACTACCACGCACAAGCAAGAGAAGATATTGAAAGAGATTTAAGAGATAAATGGTGGGGTATCTATCAGAATAACATCACAAGAGATATTGCACACTTAGGTTCTATTGAGATGGACGGAACATTATTAACAGACGCACAATGGAAAAGATGTTCTGTATTTAAAGTTATAGGATTCTATGCAACTCCACAATTAACTAAGTTTAATAGTGATGCTAATAAGGATAGATTTCAAGTAATGTTAGACTACTACCAACAAGCATATCATGCTGAGTTTGGTGCAGTATTAAGAGATGGTGTTGAGTATGATGATAATAATGATGGCACTGTAACTACTGCTGAGAAAGAACCTTACGAAAGACTAAGACTTATCCGATGAAGATTAAAGCCAAGATTGATGATCGTAGATTAAGAAAAAAACTAGATCAGCAAATAAGAGATAATCCTAGACAAATACAGAAAGCTTTAGGCAGAACTGCTGAATTCTTAATGGGTTTAATTAAACAAAGAACTCAAAAAGGTAAAGACGCAGATGGTAGAAGATTTAAGCCTTACACACCTGAGTATAAATCATTTAGGCGAAAAAAAGGCAGACAAGCAAACTTCCCTGACCTTAATTTTAGTGGAAATATGCTATCTAATATGACACAAAAATCCACTTCTACAAATGCTACATTATTTTTTGCTAGTAAAGCACAATCACTTAAAGCTTTAGGAAATCAAAAGAAAAGAACTTTTTTTGCTGTTGGTAATAAAGAAAGCAAGACTTTAATAAATTTCTTTGCTAAAGAGTTTAAAAAGGTATCTAAACTAATATGAGTGTAAGAGAAAGCATAGCTGGAAATATAATAACTGTATTAAGTGCAGTATCATCTCCTATTACTTTAAAGAAAGTAACTAGAGAACCTTTTGATGTAGATGAGTTATCTGAACAACAATACCCAGCAGTATTTGTTCAATCAGGAAACGAAGCAAGATCAGACGAAACAATGACCTCATCAAGTGTTACAAGGCAAGGTATAGCAGACTTTGTTATTGTAGGATTTGTTAAGGGAACAGACACAAATATTGACACAAAAAGAAATCAACTAATTTCAACGATTGAAACAGCACTAGAATCTGATAGAACACGAGGTGGGTTTGCAAAAATTACTCAAGTCGTGGAAGTTTCTACAGACGAAGGTACTTTATTCCCAATCGGTGGAATACGAGTAGTAGTAAGGGTCATGTACACTTACACTGCTGGTACACCTTAACAACTAACAACGGAGAACAAACATGGCAACTCACACAGGAAGTGAAGGAACTATCAAGGTTGGCTCAGATACTTTGGGCGAACTAAGATCATTTTCTTTAGAAACTACTGCTGAAACTATTGAAGATACTTCAATGGGAGATTCAAGCAGAACATACAAAGTTGGACTGAAAGCATTTTCTGGTACAGCTTCTGTATTTTGGGACGAAGCAGACACAGGACAAGTAGCTTTAGTAGTTGGTACTGAAGTAACCCTAAATCTATATCCTGAAGGTGCAACCACTGGAGATAAATACTTCACAGGTAGTGCAATTTTAATTGGTAAAACTGTTAGTTCATCTTTTGATGGCATGGTTGAGTCAGAAATTTCATTTACTGGAACTGGTGCATTAACAGAAGCAACAGCAACTTAATAGATAAGGAGAAGGTAAGAACATGAGTGTAATAGATAGAGTTAAAGAACATTTTGAATCACAAGGGGTTAAGAAAATTAATGTTGCCGAGTGGGGCGAGGAAGGACAACCTTTAGTGATTTATTGCAGTCCATTTACATTGGGCGAAAAAAGAAATCTATTTAAAGGTGCTAAGTCAGATGATTTAGGAGTTTTAGTAGATGCTATAATGTTAAAAGCTAGAGATAAAGATGGAAATAAAATCTTTAAACTAGACGATAAACATACTTTGCTTAACAAAGCTGACCCTGATGTTATTGCTAATGTAGCAACAGAAATGTTAAACACAACTTCATTAGAGGAAGCCGAAAAAAAGTAAGATACGATCAAGAGTTGTTTTCCATACTTACTCTTGGGGAAAGATTAAAAAAAAGTATGGAAGAAGTGTTGGCTATGACAGAAGAAGAATTCTTTTACTGGATAGCTTATTTTAAAGTGAAGGCAGACAAGGAAAAGTTACATGGCACAAGAACGAGTCCAAATCCGCCTGGACGCAGTAGATAATACTAAAAGGGCTTTTAAAAGTTTAAATAAAAATACTGATAAAGTTAAAAAAGCTTTGTTCAGTTTAAAAGGAATATTAGTAGGGATCGGTGCTGGAATTGCTCTTAAAAGTGTTATTGATGTAACTTCAAGATTTGAAGATTTAAGAGATTCTTTATCTGCTGTATCAGGTTCTGCTGAAAAAGGTGCTAAAGCTTTTGCGTTTATACAAGACTTTGCTTTGCGATCTCAATTTAGTGTTGAGGATTTAACCACTTCTTTTATTACATTAAAAGCTTCAGGAATAAAACCTACTGAAAAATTATTAAGAGTATTTACAGACACTGCCTCAGTTACTACAGATCAATTAGGAACTTTAGAAGCATTAACAAGAGTATTTTCTCGTGGTGTTCAGGGTGGGTTGGGTCTTGAAGAATTAAACCAAATTGCTGATAGAGGTGTTCCAGTATTTAGATTGTTAAAAGAAGAACTAGGTATAGGTCGTTTGGAAATAGCTAAATATGGTCAAACAACAGAAGGTGCAAGAAAAATACTAGATGCTTTAGAAAAAACATTAGGAACTGCATTTAAGGGTGCAACTGCACAAAAACTTGATAATTTATCTACTTCTGGTTCAAACTTAGGAATAGCTTTTAGAAATTTTCAAGATGTTATAGGACAATCAGGATTAGGAAAAGGAGTTACAGCTTTATATGATTCTTTAAGCAAACTTTTAGTAGCATTAGTTCCTGTAGGAAATGTATTAGGATTTATTACTGGGGTTATAGGAAAAGGATTATCATTAGCAGTAGAAGCTATAGTTATTCAATTAAAATTTTGGATTAAACTATTTAAAGAACTTGGACAAATAATATTTGCTTTGATTAAAATGGCATTAAAACCATTTGAAGGAATTATACTTAAAATTAAAAAAGCTTTTATAGTTTTAAGAGATAGTATTAAAACTATTGTAGAAAAAACATTTGTTAAATTACAAGAAGGAATACAATTAATTATTAATAAATATCAAGAATTAAAAGAATTGTTAGGAATAGTTCCTGACACTGTAGCAATTACAGTTGTAAAAGAACAAATTGATGAATTAGCCAAAGCAATAGAAGAATATAAAAAAGCATTTGAAGCATCTTTTGGTGGACAGGTATTAATTCAAGCACAAGCATCATTAGATAAAATGAAATCTACTTTTGAAAATATAAATCAGATACTTGCTAAGACTGCTATTGATGGAATAGGTGCTTTATCTAAAGGAATTGCAGAATCTATTATATTAGGAAAATCTTTAGGAGATAGTTTTAGACAATTTGTTCAACAAGCCATTGTTAATGCTCTAGCTTCTTTAATCCAATTTTATGCAACTAAATTATTAATTTATGCTATTGAAAAATTATTTGGCATTGAAATACCTAAACAAGTTGATTTAGAAAAAAGAAAATTAGATGTTTTAAGAAAACAAACATCAGAACTTAAAAAACAAGCTATTCTTCAATTAATTATTACTGCACTTGGTGGTGGCGGTGGTGGTTTTAGTTTTGGTGCAGAGGGTGGTGGAGTTAAAAAAGAAAATAGAGCAAATGGCGGAAGCACTAGAGGTATGAACCCTTACATAGTTGGAGAAAGAGGAAGAGAATTGTTTATTCCTTCTTCTGATGGAACAATTGTACCAAATCACGAAATGGGTGGTTTAGGTTCAACTAATATTAATTTTACAGTACAAGCAACAGATGTTAAGGGAGTTCAGGAGTTATTGATTGACAATAGAGCAACAATAACAAATATTATTAACACAGCTTTAAACCAAAAAGGCAAACCAGCATTAGTATAATATGAGCGGACAATTTCCTACATCTCCAGTTGCTAATTCAGCAAACATTAGATCACTTCAAAGAACTATTGTTAGTGTAACTACTTCAGGAAGAAAACAAGCTAGACAAATTGACGGACAAAGATTTGCAATTACTTTAGATTTTCCACCAATGACTAGAGCAGAGTTTGCACCTATCAAAGCATTTATAATGAAACAAAGATCACAGTTAAATAATTTTACAGTTATTCCACCTATTGTATCAGATGCACAAGGTGTGGCTTCTACTGTTATCTCAACTGATGCTTCCATATCTGCTGGTGCTACTACTTGCACAGTAGATGGCATGACAGTTTCTACTAACGGAATATTGAAAGCTGGAGATTACTTTAGATTCACAGGACAGGAAAAAGTTTATATGGCAGTAGAAGATTTAAATGCAGATGGTTCAGGAGAAGGAACACTAACATTTGAACCACCTTTGCGAAGTGATGTTGCAGATGACGCAGTTTTAATTTATGATGATGTTGATTTTACTGTTACCTTAGTAAATGATGTTCAAGAGTATAATTTAGGAGTTCAAGGTTATTACAGTTACGAAATTGATGTAGCAGAGAGTTTATAATGGCTAGAGGATTAACGACAGCAGTTAATAATGAACTTGCTACAGACGCATTAAATCCAGTTACTTTACTCTATCTTAATGTTGGTTCAGGTTATAGATTTACCGATCATTATAAAAACATAACTTACGATTCTAATACCTACACAGCTTCCTCTTTATTATTAGGAGTTACTTCAACTTCTGAATCTTCTGAGATAACAGTAAGTAATTTAACTTTACAATTTACTGGTGCAGATCAAACCATCATATCTTTATTTTTAAACAATCAATATTTAGAAAGAGAAGTAGAAGTTTATAAAGGCTTCTTAGATGCCAACCAAGCTGTAATTGCTGATCCATTTTTATTATTTAAAGGTAGAGTAGAAAGTTTTGGTATCAATGAAACCTTAGATAGTTCTGATGTAGATATTGTGGTTACTTCTCATTGGTCAGACTTTGAAAAAATAGAAGGAAGAAAAACAAATACTAACTCACAACAATTACATTTTGTTAATGATCAAGGGTTTGAATTTGCTTCACAAACAACACAAGATATTAAATGGGGTAGAGCATAATGCAAGATGTAGTAGATTTATTTAGAAAATTTAAAAAGTATGACTCTATGGAAGATGCTGATTTAAGATTATATTTAATGCCTTCATTTAATTTAAGACAATGTAAAAAGTTTTATGATGGAGATGAGTTAATAGGTTTTGTTAATTGGGCTTACCTACATAACATTACAGAAAAAAGATTTAAAGTATCAGGTAAGATTAAACCTAATGAATGGAAGTCAGGCAATAATATTTGGTTGATAGAAATAGTATCAGTTAAAAATACCTTTTCTATGATGCGTTGGGTTTATAATAACTTTAAAGATATTCTTAATGTAGGAGATTCAATCAATTGGTTAAGAACTAACTCAGATATTTATAGAGTTGGTAAAAAGATTAAAAGGGAGTTTCATATATAATGGGTGGTGTAGTAGATGCGATTGTAGGTTTAGTTGAAGGGTTTATCTCTTGGCTTATTCCTATGCCTGAGATACCTGAGTTTGACTCTCCTGAAGAAGAAAAGGGTGTCTTAATAAACAAATCATCTAACAACGCACAAATCCCAGTTGTGTATGGAACAAGACAAATAGGTATTACTAGAGTTCTAATGGAGTCTAGTGGTGCAGATAATAACTATCTTTATATTGCTGGGGTACTTTGTGAGGGAGAAATAAATGCAATTACTTCTATTACTGTTGATGACAAAGAAGTTACTTTTGATGGTGCATTAACTCATGGCACAGTTAGAGAAGTTGATTCTTCAGATGCTAATTTTTACAAAGGCTCATCACATATTCAAATACAATCTTTTATGGGTAAAGATGACCAAGTAGCTTCAAGTGTTTTATCTACTTTGACTAACTGGACTTCTGAGCACAAACTATCAGGAGTGTCTTATGTTGCTTTAAGATTAAAATGGAATCAAGATATTTTTGGTAATATTCCAACGATCAAAGTAACAGTACAAGGAAAAAAAGTATATGACCCAAGAACAGACAGCACAGCTTTTTCTTCTAACCCAGCTTTATGTTTATTAGATTACTTACGAGATGGCAGATATGGAAAAGGATTACCTGACTCAGCTTTTGAATCAGACTTTGCTTCTTTTAAAACTTCTGCCAATACTTGCGAAACACAAGTAGAACCATATTCAGGTGCTAGTGATATTAATTTATTTGATACCAATGCAGTTATAGATACATCACAAAAAGTTATTGAGAATGTAAAGAAACTCTTAAACCCTATGAGGTCTTTTTTTACTTACACTCTTGGAGTTTATAAACTTCAAATTGAAGGAACAGGTTCAGCAGTTAAAACTATTACTTCTGCTAATGTAGTAGGTGGTGCAAAAGTATTAGGAGAACGAAAGGGGAACAAATATAATCGGGTTATAGGAACATTTATTAATCCTGAAAAGAATTGGCAATCAGATACTATAAACTATCCACCAGCAGATGATTCAGCCTTACCAGTAGCTGATAGACACGCAACAATGCTAACTGAGGATAATGACACCCTATTAGAAGGTAATTTTGATTTTAAGAACATTACCAGTCCTTATCAAGCAGAAGCATTATGTGAAGTTATTTTAAGAAGATCAAGAAACCAATTACAAATACAATTACGATTAACTTCTGAATTTTTAGATTTATCTATTGGAGAGATTGTAGCGATTACTTATCCTAGTGGTGGATTTAATGCTAAACCATTTGTAGTACAGGGATTAACTATTAATGAAGATTTAACTGTTGATGTACAATTATTTGAACACCAAGATAATTTTTACGCATGGAGTACCAAGTCACAAGCACCAACGATACCTGATACCACTCTACCCAATCCCTTTACTGTACAACCACCAGCTAGTGTTACATTAGATGACCAACTTATTGAATATAATGATGGTACTGTTATCGTTGCTTTAAATATAACAGTAGGTGCTTCTCCTGATAGCTTTGTTGATTACTACCAAGTGGAATATAAACTAGCTTCTGATACTAACTATATTATCTATGCACAAGGTTCAGGATTAAATCATAGAGTCTTAAATGTAATTGACCAAAATGTTTATGATGTAAGGGTTAAAGCAGTTTCAAGTATTGGTTCTAGTTCAACTTATGTAACAGCAACAAGAACTATTATTGGTGCTATTGAACCACCACAAGATGTTGAAGATTTTTCTTGTAATATTTTAGGACAAGAAGCACATTTATCATGGACACAAGTACCAGATTTAGATTTAGCATACTATCAAA